TAGTTAATGATCTATCTAATACCGATTGCATTTGTGGAAATGCTTTACTTAAATTTGTATCTAGTTTTCTTATAAGTTCTGTTGCTCTGTTTACGTCTGCAGATCTAAAACCTTCCATTACTTTTTGCGAACCAAAAACAGCCTTGGTCAATGGTCCTTCAGGCGTGAAGGCTTGTGCAAACTTACCTAAAAATCTTTCTAGTTTATAGTTACTATATGCAAGGTCCTTGCCCCGTGTTGCAAGAGCCTTGGCCCCTTTGCCAACACCCGCTACAAATGGAGTAAGTAATAAAGACTCACTACCAAACTTAAATCTATTCATTAGTTTTCTAGCGGCGTCTTCTCTTCCACCATCTAATGCATAAGAATCTAGTTGCGTAGGTCCTCTATCAAACATATCACCGAATGATCCTATCTCTTCAACGTCCGCTACAAATGCTTCACCTGCAGCTCCACCCATGGCTCCTACACCAAACCTAGCGTAGCCTGTTTGTTTATTTAATTTGTCTGCTATTTGTTTTTGTTTAGTTATATTTTTAGAACCTGCACTAACTAATAGTCCTGCTTTCTTTTTTTCAAAATATTTTTTAGCTAACTTACTTCCTAGTTTAAAACCTGCTGTACCGGGTACACCTATTTGAACTAAAGCTTGTGTTAGTTTACCTACACCAGTTTGTTCTGCGTATTCTTCTAATGGATTCAGTTTATCAAAAAACATTTCTACATCAGCTGCAGCGTTAGTATCAAAACCTAAATCAATTAATTCAGCTCCTAATGAGAAGGCTCCTTCAACAACTTTGATACCGCCTGATGCTATACCTGCAAGACCAGAAGTATACCATGATACTTCATTATTTTCTTCGGCTGGAAATAATGGTTCTAATGCCATTTAATATCCTATGATCCTTGAATATCTTCTATTCTTGGTGAAAATGGATCTGGTCCTGATAAATCTTTTTTCTCTTGTGGTGTTGATGCAAAGTCTGGGAATTTAATTTCAGGAATTGTTTTAAACTCATCAAACACAACTTGCCCATTTTGAATGACTAAATATTTATAGTTGTCTTCATATGGATCGTAGAATACTTTGTTACTAAATCTGTTTTTTTGTTTTAGTATAAATTTTTCTTGTTCAGGATCTCTAACATCAATTTCTAATACTCCACCAAATTTAGTTCCACCTACAGCTCCTCTTAAAACATCTGCCATTTTAGTATCAAACGTTGCTGCTCTTTCAGCTGCTTGTGGTGGTAGACCATCTGTTACATATTTTTCTAACATTGTATTGTACAAAGCATCATCACTTTCTTTACCTCTTATATTAGCAATTTCTAATTGAGTTGCTCTGTTTAAGTCACCTTGACCTGCTTTAAACTCTTCACCTGCTTCTCTTTCACTTCTTAAAAAATCTCTTTCACCCATCTTTTCACCCATTCTAAATTGAGCTGCTTGATAATCTTTAAAAGGTTCTCTAGCAGAGGTTGCTGCTGTTTGAAAAATGTTTCCTTGTGGTGTTCTTGATAATAAATCTAAACCAAAGCTAGTTAAAAATCCTGCACCCGTTCCAGGAGCAAAGTTTCCCATAGCATAAGGATTAGTTCCTTGTGCATATTGTTTTCTTGGTTGATCTAGTCCTGATGTAATACCAGTTCCTGTTGATCCACCCATTCTAAACATTGGTCTTTTTAAAGTTCTACTCATAGTTATGCATTCATATTAAAGTTTACTTTTCCAGGATTTTTAAGTCCACCATATATACCTGCAAGTGTTGTACCAACACCTAATGCAGTTTGTAATGGTGTAGGGTTAGGTACGTTTGTTGTCGCTGTTCCTGATCCCTGCATTCCACCCATGATACCTGTAACCAAATTACCGTAGTTTTGTAATTGTTCTTGTGGTTGGAAAGCCGCGGCTCTATTTGCTTCTCTAGTTGCATCAAGTCCTGCTTGTGTTTGTGCTTGATTCAATGCGCCCAATGAACCTAGTCTTGAAATATCTGTTCCTTGTAATCCAGGTAATAGCTGAGCTAGACCTTGTTGATTATTAAACTGTTGTTGTGCTGAAGCTTGTGCATTTTGAAAACCTGATTGTAATAAACCTGCTTGTAATTGTGCTCGGTTCATATCAGAACCTTTCATGTATTCTGCTTGTGCAACACCTTCACGTCCACCACCAAAAGCACCAGATGCTACTGCTTGATCTGATATTCTTTGTTGTTGCATAGCTGCGTTTCTATCAAACTCTGCTAGTGATGCATCCATAACTTGTGATTGATATGGTGACATAAACTGTTGGTAAGCTTGTGGTCCAGTTGCAGCTTGTGCACCTTGTAAAAAAGGTTCATAAGAAGCTAATCCAGTTTTTTGTCCAGTGGTTGGATCTATTCCTGCACCTTGTAATGCTAAAGCTTGTGCTGATTGTTGTAATGCATCTTGACCTGCAACTTGTGGTGCAAGTCCTGCTAAATTTTGTTTTCTTACGTCAAATGCTCTTGCAGCATCTTGTCTTAATTTATAACCTTCTGCAGTCTCACCTGTTTGTTGTGATAGACTTCCAATACCACCTGATACAACTGGTACACCTGTAAGGGCTACGGCTTGTGTTGCTAGATCTTTTCCTAGATCTTCTACGAATGGTGCTGGTCGTGATATTGTGGTTTCTGTAGCCATTAAATAACTTCCTCTAATCTTTGTGATGTTTTAAACATTTCTCTAGCGCCATCTAATCCTTGCGATTCTTCTGATACTTCACCCCCGGATTCGAGGTTTTTCATCATGTTATACATGACTTCTGCTCCTTTGTCTACATCTCCCTCACCTGCGTTTCTTACAGCGTCTGCAGTAAATACAAATTCATTTTTTGATAATCTTGCAGGTACATCGTCTGCTCTTTCCATTCTACCTAATGGTACAAACCCACCTTCTTCTCTTAAATCCATTTCTTGACCATCCATATCTAATAAAGGCATAGTCTTTTTAGCTACCGGTTCTTTAGATCCTTCTGCATAACCTGTTCTCATTAATCCACCATCAGCAGCAAATCTACTACCTTGATTTCTAGCTGATAAAAAATTGTAAGGATTATTTCTAATGTCAGCTATGTTTAAACTATTTGTTTTATAATAATCATCATTGTTTTCTTCTTCTTCTTTTGGTGTCATTAAACCTGAAAATAAAGATAAACCACCTATTGTTTTATATGGATTACTTTTTATAAAATCAAATATACCAGTTGGGCCTCCCATATAATCAGGAGTTCCTAATAAAGATTTATTTATAGCCATATTTTTTAAAAAACCTGCACCTTTCATTCCACTAAATAATCCTTTTGCAGGACCAAAACCAGCGTATCCTGCACCAAGTCCTAACAAAGCCATTTTACCTACTGGAGACTTAGCTATCTTCTTAACTGCTCTTGTTGCTTTTTTAACTAGCTTACCTAAAAAATACATTTGTCTTCCTGATTCAAGGTCCATGATCCCTCCTTCAGGATCATCTTCTTCTTGATTCGCCATCATCATTCGTCCACCGTCCATGGCACCTGCACGTCCACCATCTGCAAGACCTGTGAAATCAAATATAGAGCCCGCGAATCTTGGAGCAAGGCCACCTAAGTTTCTTTTAGATGTTGCATCTTCTTCTTCTGTAGTATCTTCTTCTGGTATAATTGGTGGTATGTAATTATTATCTCCACCACCATCATTTGGTTTTGGTGTAAATTCTCCAGTAATACGATTATAAACTAAATCATTTTCTCTAGAATATCTATTAGGTTCATACGTTTTCATCATATCATCAAAAGTTGTTTTTGTAGGATCAAAATTTTCTAAAGCCACTTGTTCTTTCATAATTCTATCAATCTCTTCTTGAGTAACAGGTCCCGCCATTTTTTTACCAAAAAAATTTGCAACTGCAGTTATACCTTTTCCTGCTAGAGTTGGAATTGCATTTGGATCTATTTCATTAAAAAATTGTGGAGGTGGTCTTTCACCAGATAAAACAGCATCTATAAATTCTTGACTATATTTTTTTGTACCATCTGGACCAAAAGCTTCTATACCTAAAGCATTATCTACATTTGCTCCATTTAAAAGTTTTAAATTATTATCCATTAATTTTTTTCTATAATTTATTCTTTTTTGAATATTGTGTCTTTTTATTGCACTTAAACGACTTTGACTGGGAGACAGATCTCCTTTGTCATAAAACTGTTTGTCGTATTTAAATTTTTCTTTTCCTGTAGGATCTACTGTTCCTGTAACAGGACTAACATAATCAGAAGATGGAACATTTAAACTTTGAGGTGTATCATTACTATTAAAACTTGCACCCCCTGCACCAACATTTAAATCTCCATCGGGTCTACCTGTTGATCCAGTTTTAGAATCTGAGTATCCAACACTTTTACCAAAAGAAGCAGTAGCCGCATCAGCTCCACCTTTTAAACCTACACGTTTACCATTTTTGTAAAGTTCTCTTGCTATTTGTGCTCTTGTTATTGCCATAGTTCTATTTTATATAAAAACCCTGAGTTTTACAACTCAGAACCTGCTCCTAAGTTAAATTCTTCTACTGTTATTTTAACGTCTCTACGTATATCTTCTCTTTTAGTTTCTGTTTCAGGGTTATTTACATCAGCATCTGATTCTGCATCTGACATATATTCTTGACCTGTTTTCATATTAGTTAAGGTAACCTCACATTTAGGTGTAATAATCATGGTCTTTTTACCATTAACTGTTTCGTATCTTACTGATGCTTCTGTTTCTATAAATGACATATTTAATCCCTATTTATTTCTAATATTGATGCTACTACATGTAATTCATTAGCATCAGATGCAGTAACTTTCAATATTTCATTTTCTAATAATATCAATGGTTCTGTTAGTAATTGTTCGGTAGCATTAGAATCTATTGATTTAACTTTAAATAAACTAAATACAGCAGCAGCTGCATTAGTTAACGTTGCTGTTAATGTTGCTGCACTTCCAGCATCATTTGATACTAACAATGATTTTACAATTGCTCTAGAGTTACTAGGTGCTGTATATAAAACTGTTTCCGATGTAGTAGTTAAATCTACTTTTGCATTTGTATATATGTTAGCCATTAAACCACGCAAACCTTTCTTGATCTTGTTTTAATTCGTTTAAAAATGTAGCATTTAATTGTTCTACAACTAAACTCATTGCTCTGTTAATTTGTTTTTGGTTAGACACATCATAGTCTTGTTTAGGTTCAGGTATTCTTACTACTATCTTAGCCATTATCTACGTCCATCCGGTTGTATATCAATTTTAAAAGTACCAAATCTCCACTCTTCTCCACTAGATGTGTTTTCAATCTTAACATTTAAATAACGTCCTCTAGCTCTTGTATCTTTTTTATCAGTAGATGAAGTAATTGTAAATGGACTTAAACTACTTACCGTGTCTGATTGTTGAGGATATCTTTTTATAGCTAGTGTTACTACTGCATTTCCTGTTAGTGTTTTAAAATCAGGTACAAATCTTCTAAGTGCTAAAAATGATTCACCTGCAATAGTGGGTCCACTTGATCTACCTTGAGCATCTTTTTGTTTTGCTTGTAAATCAAAATCAAATGATTTTATAAATGATGTAATTGTTGTAGTAGAACCATCTTGATTAATTTGATCTGTACCTACTTCATGTTCAAAAAATTGTGTTTGACCTAAACCATCTTGTCCTACCACTGCAGGGAAAGTACCATTCGATGTTGAATTAAATTTAGTAGCATAAGGTTGAGGATAAACAACAGCATCAATCCAAGAAGTTCTTGCTTCTGTTCCTGTATACCAAACACCACCTGGTGTGTTTCTACCTGTCTCTCCATAATTAAATACTACGTACGCATTATTATAATTAGATCCTGTTGTTGGATAATACCAAACAACTTCTGTAAATAGGTTATTGATACCTGCTGCAACTTGTTGACCTTTTGTAGTATCTAAATTGTCATAAACAAAATCTTCTACAGTACAAGGTAGAGATTTAACTGTACCATCAAATAGAAATAAACCATTTGCACTCATCCAAAAGGCATTACCATCTATCTCAACAACTGCATTTTTACCAATCAATCCACAGTTAGTACCAACTTGCTCAAAACCAAATGTAAAAGGTGCACCAATAAATTTCATTGTATACAATGCATTGTCTGTCCAAACTAGAATTGTTTCTTTTGCTTTTATAGCACCAACTATTTTAGTTCCATCTTGTAATCTAAAATCACCGGCACTGTTAATAGCTGTTGCTGTATAATCATTTATGTTTTCTTGATCCGAGAATCTTATAAACATATCATCTTGTGTTGATGTATTTCCAATAGTTGTTTCAGTTCCAAAATGACATAAGTGTCTAGTTGTTGGTGATATCAAACTTAATCTAGATGCCGTAGGGTTACTTGCTGTAGAAAAACCTGAAGTGCTTGTTGATGCTCTAACTGTTGTAGGTGATGCAGCTCCTGCATTCCATGTAAATGTTTTACCGTTTGCAATAGTTGCAACTAACACTTGACCAAAGTTATCTAAAGACCAAAGTCCAGGTTCAAGAGTTACTTCTGATGCAAGGACCGCTTCACCCCAGTCAGAATAATTTGTTGCATCAACAACATCTGTACCAGTATTGTGAGTAGCGTTTGTTGTACCATTAACATTTCTTACAATACTTTGTAAGTTTGGTGACGATATAGATGCATAAGATATTAATTCTGACTCAACTAAAATTCTACCAGCAGCACTAAAGTTTGTTGTAGCAGTAAGTGTAACATTAGTACCAGATCCACCTGTACCAAATGAGTTTGCACTTAGTGATCCGTTCAATGTTGATGTTGCAGCACCTGGAACTGATCCGTCCCATTGAGATATACCAAAACCATAACCATACGATTGATCAGCAGGACCAATTTTTTCATAAGGTATAACTGATATACTACCACCGGTTGATACTGTCCCTGTTGCATTTGAACTTTGTGTAATTGTAAAAACTGTAGGTGTTGTAACTGAAGTTACTTGAAATAGTTTATCTTCAAAATCAGATGCATTGTATCCTGTGCTACTTGGTAAAGTTACACTGTCTAATAAAATAATATCACCTGGTTCTAAGTTGTGAGCCGATCCAGTTGTAATTGTACATACTGCAGAACTGTTTACAGTTGCTATTGTTGAAGAAGCTAAAGTAGCTTTAATAGGTGTTATGTCAAACAGTTGACCTTCAAAGTATAAAAGTAAAAATTTATCTGTACCGATCGTAACATATCTATTGCCGTTTAAGTCTACAAACGCATGAAGTTTTCTTGATACACCTACAATAGAATCTGATATTAAAGAAGACCAACCTCCTACTTTTTCAGGTAGTCCATATCTAAATCTTGAGTTATCAGAATCAATCCAACGATTCTCCGCTCCGACTTCAGTATCTTGTTTATCGATACCCGGTTTAATATTAAAATCAATAAGGGCCATGGTCCGTGCTCCTTACGCCGTGTTGGTTTTATACGCCCAACCTCTTGTTGAATCAACGTAGACTAATGAAAAGGCTTGACCGTTAGTTGTTAAAGTTAAATTACTTGT